AACTGGGTCTGGTGTTATAACAGGTTCTATAACTGGGTCTGGTGTTATAACAGGTTCTATAACTGGGTCTGGTGTTATAACAGGGGGGACAACTGGTGAAGTTATAACGGGTGGAGTTACACCTGCTGAACCAACAATTATGTTACCTTGCTCATCACGTATTTCTGTAGGTCTTATGCCTGGACCAAAACCAAAATCTTCTAAGGGTGGTGGTACTAAAGGCGGTCTTAGTTCTTGAATAAATCGTGGTTGTGGTGGTATTACAGTTGGAGTGACGGTTTCAATCTCAGGTACATTATCTAATCTTTCTATTGATAAAAAATCTTCTCTTGGCTGTCTAAGTGGAGTTCTTTCAAATGGCAGTCTTGGCTCTTCAATAGGTAAGGGTTCAATTGGTAAAACAGGAGCTTGCGGTGTCGGAAACGTTGGTATAGGTGGTATTATTGGTGGTGCGATAGGCTCAATACGAGCTACAGGATCTCTTGATAAATTTTCTACTAAACCTCTGTTTCTAAATATTCTATCTAAAAATGCCATAACTAACTCATCATTTCCTGATAATCTTCAAAAAACTTCATTAACTTGTCGTTGTTCTTAAATCCTTGCTCTCTGTCTGGTTTACCAGTAGGGAAAATAGTAAGACTATCTTTGTTTTTTTCTATTTTAAAACCGCCAAGTCCTTTATTTGCAGCTGCAGTCATAACAAACTCACCATCACTTAACATAGCTGGTATATCATCACTTGTTTCGGTACCAGGTCCCTCAGACGGGCCACCCATACGCATATCTAATTCACGAAATCCCATACCACCACCATAAGACATACCTGGTCTTACACCAACATCAAAACCTTGAAATACTTGTTGTGGCATAAGATCTGGTCTAGTAGATAACCGTACGTCACGTAAACCACCCTCTGTTTTTTCAGCTTGTTTTTTTGTAGCTAAACCGTAAAGAGCGGCTAATGCTGCAATACCGCCTGCCCCTCCTAGTCCTAGGCCACCTCCTGTTTGTGTGCCTGTTTGTTGTCCACCACTTAATATATTACCAATAACTCCTGGTTGATCTCCAGAGCCTAAAAAAGTTTGTCTTAATCTAGGACCAAGTGTTCCTCCAAAAGGTCCAGTTTGCTGAGTGGGTGTAACAAAATTACCATCTCTGTCAATAAATCCAGCTTCTTGTAATTCAACTAAACTAAATGATGATCCAGGTATACCAACTTCTTGATACATACCTGTTGGATTGCCATCCTCATCTAATATCATTTCAAACTGCGGTTGTTGTAATTCTTGCTGTCCACCACCAAGTCTACCACCAAATATATTTCTACCAAAACCACCTAGACCACCCCTTATAGCCGTAGCCGTGTCGAGTATACCTTTACCGCCCAATAATTTTGATCCAAGCCCTGCCTTTATACCCAATTTTGAACCAACAGCACTAAGTCCTTTACCTAAGACACCACCAACTCCAGGTATTAATAAGGCTCCTGCTACTGGCAAAACTTTTTTTGCTATTTTTTTAACTTTTTTAAATAGTTTTTTTATAAAAAATTCTTGTAGGCCAGTTCTAGGGTTTATTGAGGGATTACCGCCTACTATATATTGATTAGGGTCCATACCCTGATTGAGCATGTCTTCTTCTATCATCATTCGTGTTACTGGAGAAATTACTGGCGGTACTATCATCTCCCCTGTTGCAACGTGGGCTATTTGATCATCTTCAAATCTACCCATACTTGCTAATTTTTGTATATTGTCTTCCATAGCTTGTTTACTAAGTTGTTTGCAGATACTTAAAGTATCTATTATTTACCAAAATTAGCAAGTTTTATAGACGTAGCACCATTATTCTTAACAGTTACCTTGCCCACTGCACTTGTTGCTTCTAGACCATCATCTACAAGTCTTGTACCAATATCTACCCATTTATTACCAGTATATACCTGTAATACTTCTAACGTTGTATTCCAAATAATACTACCAGCATTAAAATTAATAGTATTTATCTCATTTTCGCTTACTTGACGCGTATTGTCTAGGTCAACTGAACCTAAATTTATTTCAAGTAATCTAATTAAACGGTTAAATGTAGCTGGTGTTACCTCCCTTTGTGCTATCGGAAGCTGAGTTTGTAATAACTTACTCATCTTTTACCGTCAGTTTTAATATCTATCCTTGTCGCTCCTAAACGCCATCCTATCGATAAATTACCGTCGTTTGTAGCATCATCATTACTTTCAATACGTAAGGCCATTTGTCTAGCTCTAGCTCTAATATGCGATTGTTGAGTAGTAGCACTTATTTCATTAGTAGAATTTGTAGACAAACTATCACCTGGAAAATTTCTTGTTTTAACAACTACATTTACAGAGCCGTTATTAGGATCAGATATAAATTTAAAGTCAGGTATTATTCTTCTTGCAAAAGCAAACTTTTCACCATCATCTAAATCAAAGTCACTACTCTCAATAAAAACACCAGTCATAGGAGAACCATCATCATCAAATCCAGTTTCATGCTTATATAATAAATTTGATCCTGTAGCTCTTGGATAATTTTCTGTTCCTGCATCTAACCAAGCTGTTCTTACTAATTCTCCGTAAAACCATAAATCTTCAGCATAGTTATATATTACGTATCTATCAATTTCTGAAGAAGAGCTTGAACAATAAAACCAACCAACCTCGTTTTTATCTTTTATAGTAAAAGCATGTATTTTAAATGATTGTGTTAAATTAATGTCGCCAAACACATAATTTTGTACCGAGCAAGGTAATGTATTAACTGAGCCGTTATAATAATAAAAATTATTGTAACTCATAAAATATACCGCAGATGGTGTTGTTACTGCTGCTTTTGGTCCAACCAATCCTGTACCTTCGTTTATGAGATTTACCGCAAATGTAAATGGCGGCCCTACAAACTGCATACTATATAAAGCTGTATCAGTCCAAATTAGAACTTCTTGTCTTGTTTTTACGCCACCTATTATTGAAGAACCAGAGGATAATCTTAAAGAGCCTGCCGTATTAGTTGATAATGGTTCGAATTCAAGTTCGTTTTCTTGATCACTAAAAGCAATTAACATAGGATCAATAACGCCCGTTCTAGAGGTTCCTGAGATTGGATCAGCTCCTAATACTATTAAATGTCTATCTACTTCAGACGTAATTACTTGCAATCCAACTGTCGGCACTAAATTTGCTCCTGATATACTTGATAACTCTACAGCTCTAGTACTCACGCCATTATTTTCAGTCCATTTAAAAATACCACCTGCTCTAGCATTAATTATTAAGTCTTCTCCGTAATTGTCATGTGTCCAAAGACGAAGCTGATTATTAGCATCCAAAGCACTTGTACTGCCAAAGGTGCCTTCGCCCCAACCATTAATACCCCAACCTGTTCCAGGTACATATACATCTAGGCCAACATTAATTTGATACGCACCGACTACTGAAGAGCCACCATTACCACTGTCTGAAGAGTTAGCGGTTACGGTTGCACCAGAGGTATCTTTAGCTTCTATTGTATAACTATTAGCATTTACTATGGTTGCTATTTGATACTCTTGATTTAATACGGCAGCTGTTATGTTACCACCAAGGCTAGCTGCTCCACTAAATGTTACAAAATCATTTTTTACAGCCCCGTGTGAGGTGTCTGCTACGGTTATAGTTGCATCCCCATTTGTTGCGGAAAAAGTCACATCTCCTGCAGATGTAGTTGATCGTATTGGCGTAATATCATTAAATACTGTGCCACTTTCAATATAATACTTTAAGTGTGTGCCTATACCTAAATACTTAGTACCGCCTAAAGATATAAAACTATGTAGTGCTCTTGCTGTTCCTAAATAAGTTGATGATGTAATTTTTTCCCAACCACCAAACTTCTCAGGCCTACCTTTTCTAAATCTAACAAGATTACAATCAAACCAGCCCCCCTCGTTATCATAAGCAGTGCCCTCTCTGTTTATGCCTGGTCTAAATATGGTTTTTTGTAACGGCATTTATACCTCAGTCCAATCTTTACCTTCAAAAAGCAACGCCTCTGCCTCTCTCCTTCTTACAAGACCTTCTAATACTTGCTTTTCACCATTTACTGTTGCTTTATTCCAACGTTTTATTTGTTCTGGCACTTCATCCCACTCTTTGTTATTAATTTTTTGCAAAAGTGTACTCGCAGATAAGTTTGATGCACCCAGATTGAATGTCCATGCAATAATTGAGTCAAACTGATTTTGCTCTAAATCTACTTTTATTAAATTATTTACAGACTCTTCAAACTCCTCAAGATCTTCTAACAATAACATATCTGCTCTTTCTTGAGATATTGACATGCCCTCTGTCACGCCTTTAGTTGACCCAAATCCAATTGTCCAAACTGAGGCTGCACATAAATAAGATTCTAATTTACATCCCTCAAATTTTTTAATTAGGGCTACTCCTTCTTGTGATGTTTTCATTTTAATCTCCTTTTTCTGGCGAGTGAGATGCTCCAAAATAAAACGAAATAATTGCACTTGCTAGTCCTCCCAAATAACCTAAAACAAGGTTTATCAGAGCTTCGCTGTTTTGCTCTGGTGGTTGTAAGGTGACTAAGAATATATAACCTAGAAATCCACCAATAGTAAATAGGCCTATAATTCTAGCTGTCCAATCTTTACTAAACATACCTCTAGCATGTTGTATGTCTTGTGTTTCTAATTTAAAAACATCT